AGAAATGAGCAAATTGTATTTGCTAGAAAGAATAAAAAACAAATAGAAGAAAGAAAAATAAAATTAAAATATTTGCGTGATAATAATTTAGCAGTTTGTAGTAAATGTAATGTTCTTAAAAAAGATAGCGAATATCCTCAGCAATTTGGTAAAAGATGGGAATCAATATGTTCTGATTGTACAAGAACGTTTAAAAAAACATTATATTTAAAATCAGAAAAATATATAGCGGCACAAAAAAGAAGAGATGAAATACAAAAAAATAAAGAAAAAAAAGAAATAGAAAAAAAACAAAGAATATATATTAGATCAATTGCGCTGCTTCCAAACAGTGAAACAATATGCAGAACATGCAAAATAAAAAAACATAATTCAGATTTTCCTAAGAATAAAAAAGGATTTAGGCACGGGAGGGATTGTTTAAATTGTGTAGCAAAGCGGCAGCGGAATTACACTTTAAATATTAAAAAAAACAATTATAAATTATATTTGGAAGAAAGAAAATATTCCGCTGCGAAAAGAAGATCTAAATTGTATCAAAGAACTCCTAAGTGGGCTGACTTGAAAAATATAAGACAAATATATAATAATTGCCCTGAAGGTTATCATGTTGATCATATAATACCATTGCGAGGCAAATTAGTATCAGGTCTTCATGTTGAGAATAATTTGCAATATTTATCTGCATTTGATAATTTCAAAAAAAATAATAGATATAATATAGATTAATGAATGTAGATATTGTATTAACAAAACCTCAGCGGCAATTCGCATTTAGTAAATCGCAATTTCCTGCAATCGTGGGAGGCTATGGTTCGGGAAAATCAAGAGCAGGAACGATTCGGCTGATATTTTTAATGCTGGACGAACCGGGCATTAACTTTGCGTACTATATGCCAACCTACGATCTTATCAGGTTGCGTGCAATGCCAGGGATTGAGGAAGATTTAGACTCGCTTGGCTTAAGATACAAAACAAATAAATCAACGCATTCGATACATGTTGTCGGTTATGGTGACATAATATTTAGATCATACGATAATCCTGATCGTATTGTGGCTTATTCTGTAGGGCACAGCATAGTCGATGAGCTTGATACGCTACCAAAAGAAAAAGCAAGACTGGTATGGCGGAAAGTATCTGAGCGAAATCGGCAAAAATGCAAAGGCATAAACACGATTGGTAATGTTAGCACGCCTGACGCTGGATTTAATGGGTTTTTGTATGAAAGATGGGGTGGTGATACTCAACTTCCAGGCCATGAGCTAATAAAAGCAAGGACTGACTCTAACCCATTTTTGCCAGAGGGTTATATTGAGCAAATCAGATCAAATTATGATCCGATTTTAGCAGAAATGTACTTAAACGGCGATTTCGTTTCGCTATCACAAAACAAAGTCTACCACTTCTTTGACCGCAAAAAACATCATACAGCACGCGTTATCGGTACCAATGATAGCGTTATTCATATGGGCATTGATTTTAATATTGGTGGGTGCTGTGCTAATGTATTTATTGTTGAAAACAATAACCCGGTTGCAGTTGATGAATTTGTGAGTTATGATACTCGTGATTTTATCAGCAATCTAGCGGCAAAGTATCGCGGGAAGACTTGTATAATCTATCCTGACGCATCGGGCGCAGCTAGGAAAACAAATGCAAGCCAATCAGATATTGAATTGATTAAAAATGCCGGTTATCAGGTAAAAGTTAATCACTCAAATCCGGCAATTCGTGATAGAATCAATATATTCAATGGACTATTGGCGCATGATAGGCTTAAAATAAACACGGATAAGTGCCCATTGCTAACAAATGCGCTTGAAACACAGGGTTATGACAAAAACGGCGACCCGGAAAAGTTTGATAATCATCCTGCTATAGATGATTTTGTTGACAATTCTGGATATTTCCTCGCTTATGCATTCCCGATCATAAGACCGGTTACACAAATTAGGGTTGGAGGTGGATTGTAATATGACCAAAAAACACGCACAATACGAGGCAATGCAACTCAGATGGCAGAAATGCCGGGACGCTGCCGCAGATGAGTATACAATTCATTCAAAAACAACAACATATCTGCCAAAGCTTCAAGATGAAACAGACTCAAGCTATCTAACCAGGCTAAACATGTCGCCCTGGTTTGGCGCTACGTGGCGCACCATTTCCGGATTGAAGGGCATGATGTTTCGCAAGCCGCCACAGATAACCGCGCCTGAATCAATGCAGGAATATGTTGATAATATTGACAATTCAGGCACTTCGTTAACATCCTATTTGCAGAGATTATCAACCGAGGCGTTAACCGTTGGCCGTTCTGGAACGTTGGTAGAGTATACAAAGATTGAAAATGCAGCAACAATGGCGGACGCCTCATCATTGAATCCACGCGCTTACTTTACTTTCTATGTTGCTGAAACTATCTTAAATTGGCATGAAACAGTTATTAATGGTAGAAAAATACTTGATTTTGTTAGACTTTCAATTGATCCTGATCGCGAATTGAAAGATAATGAATCGATGAATTTGATTCTTGAACTGAAAGATGGCAAATATCAACAACGTAAAGTCATTATTGACGGCAAAGGAAATGAAGTTCAAGTGGATTTGTCCATGCCACTCATGAATAATAAGCCACTGAATTATATCCCGTTTCAAATAATCGGTACTGATTCGCTTGCGATTGACGTTGAAATACCGCCCTTGATTGATTTGATTAATCTGAATTTCCATCATTACCGGCAAAGTTCATCTTATGAGCGCGGGTGCTTTTTGTCTGGCTTGCCTACTGCTTGCGTTTATGGTAATCAAGACCCCGATAAAGTTATTTATCTTGGCGGAGCAACTGCAAATAGTTTTGAGAACCCACAGGCGCGCATGGAATACGTTGAAGTAAAAAGCGATTTTTCAGCTTTGCTTAAAAACTTGGAAATGAAAGAGCATCAAATGGCAGTGATCGGCGCGCGTATGTTAGAACGCCAGAATAAAGGCGTCGAATCTGCCGAAGCGTTGGCGCGGAAGCAATCAGGCGAAGAATCAATACTTGCCGATATTGCCACAACAATAAGCGAAGGTGCAACAAGGCTATTGCGTATTTTGGCAGATTGGCAGGGTATTGAATCGAAAGATATTCGTGCCGATTTGAATAAAGAGTTTCTGCCATTTGCGATGGATTCTGCCATGATAACGGCGCTAATGTCGGCGCATATTCAAGGTGGCTTGAGTTACGATGCCTTGTATTATAATTTTGACAAAGCCGGGATGTATCCACCTGGATCGTCAAAAGAAGCCGAACAAAACGCCATCAATGAGAATACTGGCATATGACCGCATCAAAAGTAATCAACGTTGAATTTGATCGTGGCAAGGTTGATGCTGACGCATACAAAGAATTGACCGAGTCAATAGCCGATGCAATCGACAAAGCGCATGAGCAAGGCTTGTACTATTGCGTTATCGTTGCTTTGCTGCAAGCATATTTGCATGATGAAACTCGACGGATGATTGATGAGTAAAATCAATCAACGCATCCTAAATAAGATTATCAAATTCCAGCTTGATTTAATCAGGCTAGAAAACAGACAAAAGCGCCAAGCAATCAACATCTTAAATGATGTTGAAAAGCGCATAGTTTCCACGTTATCCGAAGGCGAATTATTGCAATTCAGCCGTAATAAAATCAATTCTGTTATCAGTTCGCTACACGATCCAATCAAAACAGCTTACGAAACGATTGGGAACGAAACACAGGATACTTTGGATGGATTAGTTGAGATACAGATCAAGGCGGCCTATGACTCGCTTGCGTCTGTTGTGATTAATACTTCGGTGGCATTGCCTGCCGCTGGTGTAATTGCTCAATTAAATAAGCCACTTATGCAAGGCGCTTTGTTTAGTGATTGGGTATCGAAGCAATCGGAAGATACGATTTTCAAAGTATCGGGCGCTATTCGTGAGGGCGTGTTTCTTGGTGAAACAAATCAGGATATAATCAGGCGCATTGCTGGCACTAAAACAACACCAGGATTGATTGAAATATCAAGAAAGAGCGCTGCATCATTGGTACAAACTGCCACGCATCAAGTAGGTAATAACGCAAGGCAGGCTGTATACGAGGCAAATGATGATGTTGTGACAGCTACCGCTTGGCTTGCGACATTAGATAGTCACACATGCCCGCGTTGCATAGCTCGATCCGGATTGACCTGGAAGAATAACGCAGATCATACACCGATTGGTCATTCTGTGCCTTATCAAATCCCACCTATT